CAGCTTGGCTTGACTCTTTGTTAGCTTGTTTTTGAGCTTCAATTTCTTGTAGCTTAGCTTGTTGATCTTGCTCAGCTTTCAATCTTCGCTTCATTTTTAATAGCTGATTTGCCATCTTCAAGTTTTTAACCTCTCTAATATCTATGGCGTCCTCAATATCAATAGACTGCTTGGATAGTGCAGCTTGAATATTATTCTCTAAGATTTGTTTTTGCTCTGCATCTGGTGATATTTCAATGTTAATCCCGAATGAATGCAGGTGTAAATTCTTAATGTCATCAAGTATGCTTAAGTTGTATTTGCCAATTTGGTTAGCAAACTCATCTCTATCTTCTGAATATTCAAGTACATCAGCTATCCTTAGTGATATAGCCTCAGCTAGTCTCTTAACCATGAAATGTCCTGAATCTAATATATGCCTTGTTGCTTCATTGGAATTTAACGCTGCTAATTTTTGTAATCCAACTAGAGAGTTAGGGTCTGGTGTCGAAGCGTCTCTTGCTTCATTTAGTCCTGTTACATCTCTTAATGTGTTTAACGCATGATCATAAGCTGCAGTTAACATTTGTAGCTTAGATTGTCCGGAACCTCCGATTAATGGTGTTACTGGTGTTTTTGCATTATTATACTCCCCTTCACCAGTGTAACTTCTTACAATAACACTACCTGTAGCCATATATGTATCCAAGGCTGTTTGCGCTGTGTATGTACCTCCATTACCCAAGTCTATCTCATGTAAAGAATCGATATCTATCGCGACCCCGTCTGGAACCATTCTTTGAATAACCTGAGATATTTTAAGTTCTATAAGCTGAAGTTTATCAGCGTAAGGCATCATTCGTCTAGTGTGCGACTCTATATTACCTTTATATAGTCTAGGTGCGTTTATAATATATGATGGTAGTGCCTTTTGAAATGCAGACTCTGGTCGGATCATATTTTTTTGAAGCTCCCATTTTATAAGTTCGTCTGTACCAAGTATTAATACACCATCATACCATACATCTATAGTCTTTTCTATCCTTTCGAAGTACCCATTACCCTCTTCTGGATTAAATGTTTCGTCCCTACGAACGACTCTAGAGCCTCCGTTTTCTAAGAATTTCTTTTTGTATATGTATTTCTTATCTGTCTTATAACTATAGTACAGTACATTGCAAATGTCTTTTTGAAATAATCCATCATTGTATGGTCTAGCTATACTGTATTCATCTCCCCATGCGCCGCTCAATTTAGATATTCTTTCTATATCTTCATCTGTTAAGTTTGGGTTTATTTTTTTAAGCTCTAATATTGGTATTTGTTTTACCTCTCCAACATAAAATATATCATTAAACTCAGGATCCTCCGTGTAACTGTATACTACATTTTGTGGATCTACGTATTCAATTTTAATACCTTCGTTGTAGGAATATCTGTGTTTTACCATTCCTATACCGAGTACTGTTACGTCATAGTTATATCTATCCTTTATGTCGTAAAAATCATTCATACCAAATATAGTAGATATAGCCGTCTCTTCTGCTATCTCTATTCCTGGTTTATACTCAATCTGCATGTGCAGTTCAAGTTCTTTATCGTTATTTGGCAGGTTGCTTGGGTCTACGTTGAAAGCGTCTATGCCAAACTGATTCCTTGTTTGCATCAAGAAGTCCTTAGCTTGCATATCGTGCTCTATGGTTTCTTGATACGAGTTTCTTTTTTGTGCAGATGTTATATCTTCAGCTGTAGCTTTAGGTGTGAATTCCCTATCTGCCATTCCATTGACTATTATATCAACAAATTTAGGTATTATTGGCACAGGCTTCCAATCTAAGTTTAAGTTAGATAAATCTCCGTTTATAGCTATCTGATCCTTATATTGTTGAATATCTTGCTCGCCTCTAGCGTACAACCTTAATTGATGGAAGTTTGAGTGTTGATCGTAAAAACGGCATGAACCACCTTTTTTCTGGAACCACTCGTATTGTATAGCACGACCAACCTTTAAGCCATACTCTTTTGTTGACTTGTATTCGTCTGTTGCTAAGTGGTCTGGAAAATCTGAATAACTAACTAAAGGTGATGGTTTACTTTCCATTTGTATTATCTCTTGAATTGACTCCTATTGCCAGAGTTGTCGTATTTTACAAAGTTAAGCTTTATTTTTGAACTTTTTTTAGTTGGAGTCAGCTTATGCTTCCTTGTTGCCATTATAGCTAATCCTGAACTAATCGATGCATCAAACTTTGTCCTGTTGTTTATATCGAACCTTGCCCAGTCTGCTAATGTCCTGTTGAATGGCATTGTTCCACATTCTTCTGGATCTCGGTAATGCCCCTCAGTGTCATACCCTACATATTCTTCTATATATGTCGCGATCGAATCTCCGTGAACCTGTTTTACATCTTCAGACGTGTTAGGTATGCCACCTAGCTCTATCTCAGTTTTTGATAGCTTATTGAATGCTTTATCTGGGCGATTTAATGAGAATCCTCTGTAACCTCTATTTTTTAAGTGATATAGTAGTCTAGGCTTATTGTTTTCCACTAGTATTGGCATTCCATAATAATGGATAGCCATGAGTACATCTTCAAAGAAATCCTCGGCTGTTTTTGGTCTGTGTATATATTCAAGGAAAAACTGATTGCTAGGAACCTCTTGCAAATTAAATCTGGTTAGACCATGTAGGGCTCCATTCGACCCTCTGCCATCAACAGTTGCTGATATGTCGTAAGAGTCACACCCGAACACTCCTAGGTCTGGATTACCTGGGAACTTTAAGTCACCCTTCTTTATGACTCTATTTGCCATCTCTGGGTTAGGATGCCATGATGTTATGAATGGACCTTTTGGATCAGGGGTCCACAGTACGGTAGTGTCCTTTTCTCCGTTCTTCCAGTGAAAATACCCTCTCGTTATTACTCTCTCTTTTAGTAGCCCATCATTATAGTCTATCTGTTGATATAGCTTAGTTAAATTAAATATGGATGACTTTGATTCATCTCTAAATGCATGAGATTCTGTTCTTGGGAACTGTCTGTAGAATTCATTTAATGCATCTGGGTCCCCCTTCAACGCTTCAACCTCATTGTTCCAGTACTCTATAACACCCTGGGTTATTTCCTCACCATCCACTCCTATAACTGGAGTTTTAGGTGTTTCAAATACAGGGAATCCGTATTCATCTATATATCCCTCGAAGTTCCACTCCATAGGTATAAACAAAGAGTATAGTCCAGACTTGGTTTGGCCGTTCTTAGATCTCGTGTCCGGGTTTGATGCCTCGTATAAGTCTTTGTAATTCTGACCTCCTTTCGCTAATGCGTTACACGTCGATCCCATTAAACACTTACCGATTACCTTTGATCCTAGACGAAGGCATGTCTTTGTTACTCGCCAATTGTTAAGTATATTTAGGGGTCTGACCCATTTTGATGATTCATCATGCAGTAGATATAGTAACTTTTCCCCATCATAACTATTGTCGTCTGTATTCTTCCAGTCAATAGATGTGTCAAGCCCTTCTAGTCCGTCATCCTCATGGATAACGTTCATATTGTTTTTTGTTATCTTAGATGCAGGTATACTATATGCTAGCTCTGTTTTAGGCCTATCCATACCAGACTGTAGAGGCTTGAAAAAGAAGGGGTAATTAAGTGATATTGGTACCACCTTATCGGTAAATAGTTTCTTTGCATCAGGACCTGTCTTCGATAACATACCAATACGAGCATCTCTTGCTAAAGTCGCGATGTTCACGGATTCAGACGCCCCCATAAAGGAGAACCCAGAACGACGTATTTTAAGGTATATCATTCCATAAGACCTTGAGTCAGCCTTGCAAGCCTCCCAATATATATAGAAGATCCTATTAGCCTCTCTGAAGTCTGGGTGGCCAACATCAATCTTTGTGTGTTGTAAGTATACGTAATGTCCTCCAGTTATGTACGTAGGCTTACTGTTATTTGTGAACCAGTGACCGTACTCTCTCTTGTCGAATTGCTCTGTTATGTAGTCTACATATTTTGATTTAAAATTCTTGTCTCTAGATTTCCAATCGAATATAGTTTTAATTCTTGATAATTCTTTTGGGACTTCATGCGGTACCCATTTATTATCTCCTTTCGGAAGCTTTAGTGGTGCCTTTGGTAAGCCTATTTTTATACCGTTAATATCGTATATTTCCCCTACTGTACCGTCCTTCGATATAACAACTATATTATGTTTCTTGTCGTAGCCGTACTTCCACGATTTATGTCTGTTTTTACTGACTATTACAGCCTTGCTTACATGTGTTTTGTCAACGGTGTATAATTCACCCCAAGTGTATTTAGACTCTTTGCTCTGCACTCTTAAAATCTACGTCTTTATCTTCTATTTGTGGTGCCTTAGATGCTTGTTCACTATCATCTTCTGGAGACAATAGCTTCTTTTCCTCGCTCTCTACTTTATCTAGTATTTCAAACGCGTCAAATATTGAAGCTTTCTTTGCAGCAGCAGCCGTTTTTAGTTTGTCTGCTGCTAAGGGATCTTTGCCTAACTCACTGGTGTTTACAATGGCTTCTTCGGCAACTTTGATTAGCTCCCTTGCTGCTGTTTTCCCAGCTTTAATTAATTGCTCCTTGATCTCTCTTATTTCATCTTTTGTGTCATGCATATGTCTCTTGATCTTACACGGTACATTTTTTTACCGTCGATGTTGAATTCGTATTCAGAGTCAGTTCTGAATATCACTTTATCACCAGCCTCTATTTCTCTATCTAGTAGGTATTTGTCCGGGTACTCCATAATACCGAACAATTCCTTTTCACTATTAACATCTAAGTAATTGTCATTTGCTATTGGAGATACAAAGCAATACTCATTGACAACCGTCCAGTCTTGCGACCAATCGTTTTTATACATGAATATCTCTATATCCTCAGCCATGTATATATCTCCTCTTATAAGTCCTGAAGCATGTTTTTCGGCGCCTTTCATATCGTAATACTTCCTGAATACATTATGATGAACAATTACTAGAGCGTTGTCTAATATAGGTCCTTTATAACTTGAAGGCACAGCTTGTACTATAGCCATCCTGTTCGTGACTAAGTGGTTATCAATATTGGAAGATGTTACTAGTTCTCCGTCTCCGATCTTCTCAATATTATCATACAGCTTCCCGTTTAAAGGCTCTAAGATAAAATTGTATAATGATCTCATTTAATAATCTATATTGTACTCGATTATAACAGGACACCTCTCGATGGTTTTCCATGGGTAGATTTCGTTCTTAGAGTTTTTGATCCATATCTCGAATGACTCAGAACTCACTCGTTCTATAAGTTCTACTGTGTGAGTAAATTCTCCAGATCTATCCCTGATAACACCGTTACCTACAATGTAATGCATTGCATTTTTCGGGTCTGGGCCTGCCGATATTTTACGAATCAGTTTCACTTGGAGTTATTACTTCGCCTGTACTCATATCTATACGTATCCTCTGACCGTACTTCTCTGTAAGTTTCATCTTGACATCGTCAAGCATGTTAAAGTTCTGATTGTAATTTGCTAGATCAGATAATTTTCTACTCTCAAGCATGCTTAATTGTGATGTAGTCCACGCTAGGTCTGCCTCTGATTTTGAAAATAATTCTTGAGCTTGCTTGTAACCTTGTAACTCCTCTGGGTCGAGGATTGGGTTTGTTTTTTCCATTGTAATTAAATTTGATTTCTACAAAGATAGGTAAAAAACACTTATGATCCGCACCCTATACAATCTATATGTGAATCGGTTGGTTTTGTACCGTTAAGTTTCATTTCTAGATTGTGAATCTTATCTTTTACCTCCATGTCAGTAAACATATCTCCAGTGAGTTGAGTTTTCAACTTTTCTATTTCTTCTCTTATCTCATTCATTAACCTCTTAATGCTGTTATTAAGTCAAATAGTTGTGACTCTGAAGATAATGACCCTGTTCCATTAACTGAATCAACTATAAATAGTTCATTACCTCCGTATGTGCTATCGTAAGTTAAAGACCAATTACTATTACCGTGGGAATCTCTCATCATCACGTCGACTGAGTTTGTTCTTAGATTTAATTCTACAATATCACTAGCTAGATATGATGCCTTGGTAAACCCTACATTTAAACCATAAACACCCATGTCTACCACAATGCTATTCCCTGTCTTTGTTATTACTATGTTTGCCATATTATGAAAGTTCTCTCCAAGTCATTGAGCCGAAAACATCAGAGTTTGGTGTTAATGGGTTGGTTGTTATTACTATTTCATCTTGAACACCTGCTATTGACATGCCTATACGTATTGCGTTTACTATGTTTAATGGCGTTGCTTCGTTTGAACTAACATATTGACTGAACAATAATGTGCCATTAGTTACAGTATTCGTTCCTGCACTTGCTCCCTTAGCAACCTCTACACTTGAATTAGTTATAGCTGAATAAGTAAACGTTCCCGCCACTGTTGGGTTAAGCCAAACCTCAACTAATTGATTATCATTCGTAACACTTAGAACTGTAAAATCAACCAAATCTATTAAAGTATCTATTTTTGCTGTTTGCAATCTTAAACCTAGTAAAGCGTATTTAGTAGATGTGCTATTAGCGTTTACAAAAGTTGTACCCATGTTTGTGGATAATACTTTACCTAATAGATTTAACGACCCCTCACTATTAACAGACGAACAAATAACATTAAGACTTCCACTCCCTGTGCCAGATTGTCGTATCTCCCATCTCATAGGTTGATTAGGCGAGGACATATAAACGCCAGTAGTATCTGTGAAATCTTCATAATGAAAAGGAATAATTACACCATCCTTAACAATACTGAATTGAACCTCTCCTACCCCTAACCATTCAAAAGAAACAACCATTATTGTATTGTTGTTAAAGTTGTGAGTTATCCCACTTGCTCCTGTACCGTCTAAAGGGTCAGTCCAGTCAGAGCGATTTACACTAGCAGTACTTGTCCCTTCTCTTGAGACTTGAATACTCATATTGGTGCCGTCAGACTGCAGCCAGAAACCATCTTTTGTTGAATTAAAAGGTGTAGTAGTGTTTGAACTGAAATAACCAACACGCTTAGTTACGTTAGTTTCGTTGTCCATTCCGTTAAACGTCCAAAACAAGAGCTGTGATTTACCAGACTGATAATTGAACCGTTGCTTAGTTTGCATAATAGCAGCATCTAAATTTGCTGATGTAGTTAATGCTGACTCTGAGTTTGTAGTGCTGTGTACACTCGTAGCTGTGCCTATTAATTCTTGGCTTATAAATAAAGGCAATGCGTCATGCAACTGCTTAGCATCGAACTGAGTTGTAACCTGAGATACTCTAAGCCTCCCGAATGCATCGATGTTAGGGCTTTTTTTAAAAGAAACTTCCGTTAGGACGTCCCCTTTAATCATTCCTACTTGACTTGTGTTTCCCTTATTAAATACCGCAAATACTAAGTCTTTAATGTTTAGAGCCATCTTAC